TGAAGTTGTTCAATTAAATATTCATGTGGGTTTTGTGCCATCTTTCTGCGTTCATCCGTATCGAGGAACACATAATCGACATAAAGTGATGCAGCAACCAACGATTGTTGATATGCAGATGTGACTGTTGCAGAACCGGTGGTTTGATTTAAAGAACCCACAGCCCATAAACATTCACCAATTGGACGAATATCCAAATTAATTTTAACTTCGTGATACTGAAGAGCAATAAGAGGTAGAGACAATCCTGGATTTTTGCAAAACCAAAATAGCAGAGGAATGTATAGGGTGGTTTCAGGTAGGGCATTTCTTGGTGCACATACTTGGTTTGGACCAGTTGTTCCGCTGCAAGGACCGCTAATTGCTGCAAAAGTGGGATCAGTAATGTAAGTGAGTGCGGTTGTGTTTCCAATCATTTTAAAATATCCGCGTTGTTGTTCTGAAGTTAACGTAACTTGGTTCCAAATATGCATCCAATCACCATATTGACGATCAATACGTTGACCACCAATTTCAACTTCCACCTGAGCAATAAGTTGCTCTCCAATATAATCTAACCAACGGGCATACACTCCATCTTTAAAATTTCCATTAAGGTTAATATGACTTTGACTAATTTCAGGAAGAGTTACTTGCAAATACGTTCTATAACACAAATCTCCATTTCGGCTAATTGTGCAAGTTACCCGACGACCAAAATCTGCTTGTCCCTGAAAAGTTTGTTCAATAGATTCCATAGCAAAATTAGTATGACGTCTGTAAGATACTTTCCAAAAAGTTATTTCTGGAGTTCCAGTAAGAAAAACGTCTTGAGCGCCATACGCGACTAATTGCATTAAACCACCTGCCATTTTTTCTTATATATATTATATAAAAGAAAAAAAAATGGAAAAAATCGCACTTTTAAATATTTCCTAAATATAACTATATATTTTTTATATTTTATATATTTTATAATATATATCTTCCACTCCCCTTTCTTTCCCCCCTTTCTTTACCCCCTTTCTTCCACTCCCCCTTCTTCCACTCCCCTTTCTTCCACTCCCCCTTCTTCCACGCCCCCCTTATAAATTTTTTATTGCCCACAATAAAATATATCTAAAAACGTTAGTAAAAACAACTTAAAGATGCATTATATTACAAAATAAAACAAGGTATTTTTAATATATTATGGCATATAATCCAAAAAATTTAAATACACAAAATAGTTTGCTAATGTGCAATTTAATGAAATTTTACGAAAATAAAAGCTATCTTGAACAAATGGTGAATATAGTTAATGGGAATTCATTGTTATCTTTAAGAATTATAGATTGGTTTGTTACAAATTATTCTAAAAAACACTATATTATTTATAGAGTATATAATGATATATACCAAATACCTAGATTTAAAGTATATAATGAATACAAATTGCGATTAAAGGCATATGGAAAAATAAAATTCGATCCATTTTGTAGATGGATACGAATAAATATACCGTACGATAACGATAATTATATTGAAACCACAATAGGACAATTGAATTTTTTTAAATGGGCTATTGAAAATGATGTATTAAAATATATTGAAGACAAATATGACGCTATTAACTTAGATATGAATAATAGAAATACTACTTCACGTCGAAAAAAAATGTTAAACGAAAAATATATTGATAATTTTAGTAAAACCCGTAAAGTACGTGAAGAATTATCAGTATCTGCATGTAAATGCATAAAAACTGAAAATGTAAATATAATATTAAAATTTTAATTTATTATTGTATTACATCTTTGAAAATGTAAAAAATACACAAAATTTACACGGGGTTGAGAAGACACAACCTTAATTATTCCTTTGATACATTTTGTGCCATTTAAAATCTTCAAGTTTGTAAAAATGAGTTCAATATTAATATTTTATCTAGTTCAATAATAATATTTTATAATAATATAACATTAATAAATGCATAATAATTTACAATTTACTGAAAATAACAACAACCCTATAAAACAAATTGGCAGTTTATATGAAACAAATATACCAAATATTTTAGAAACAAAAGAATTAATGCATTATAATAATTTAACATTCAATTATTATTCAATTCCTTGTAATAATATTACAAGGAATGCCAATAAAATACATTGTATATATAGGGGTATTGAAAATAAACCAAATATAATTTATAATAAACAAACTATATTTCCTAACTATTTTCAGTGCACTGACTTGTATATATATCCATATTTAGATGGATATAAAAATCATATATATGATACTTTACCGATAAATTCTTTAAATATCAAAAAAAAAACAATTGGTAGCATCATAATAAAACATTCTCCAATTTCAAATACCACACAAGAAATTTATACTTGTTTTCTATTAAGTAATGAAAATTCAATAAAAACCGAATTAGATATTATTTTAACTTCAAGGTATCAAGATGAATATATTGAATTGAATATACAAGAACATATTGAAAGAAATATTGCACAATCTTCAAAATCTTCGCAATCTTCAAAATGGAATTTTTATGAAACAACTGATTTATATGGTAAAAAATGCATTTTTATATTATTCTTTGAGCCTATATGTATAAATTCGCCAATTTCTAAATGGAATATTTCATCAACCTCATATAAGAACTCATGTAAAATTTTAAATTCGATTGAAGGATTTGTTAAAATGACTAATAATGATGCAAAAATCGGTTATGCATTAGACAAAGACACAGACAACGAAATGATATGTGAAGTAATACCGGACGACGGTTCAAATGTATTAATGTATCAAGAACCAGTTCTAGGTACAACATCTAATGTAAAAAATAATTTAGATTTTATATTAATAACAATATATACTATACTTGTTTTTATTAATATAGGTGTAATTTATTCATTAACACCATTAATTTATAGATGGTTAATAGCGACGATTAACATTAAATTTTTAGATGATTTTTTAACATCAATGATCCCTATTTGGGGTAAGTGGACTACTATTGGGTTTATTTTAACATTTATATTTATTTTTATTAGTATTTTACTTGTTGCGATTGGATTAATAATTATTTTAAATAAAAAAGATATATTAGATCCAAACCAAAACGGATTTTATAAAACATTCGATCCAAACCAAAATGGTCTAGCAAATACGTTTAACAATACTTTTTACCCAAATAAAAAAGATATAGTAAAAAGTGAAACATTTATAAATAAAAAAGAAGGATTTGATGTAAATGATATTCAAGAATTAAATACCAGTTCACCCGGTTATATTTTAATTTTAACTGGAATTTTAGTATTTTTTGAAACAGCAATTGTACTAATATGTACAAAAATTAGACATGCAAATAAGGAGTTAACAATTTCAACCACGACAGACGAAAGCGCCTAATCAAATATGTAAAATTAATTAAATACACTTGCACCATTATTATTTTCAACAATCGGTTTATATGTTGAATTTTCATATTGCGATATATTGCTATGACCAATTGGAGATTTTTCGTCTATAGTAATTTCTTCCAGTGTTTTTTCAATAGGAGGGTTCATTTTTTCCATATCCTTTTCTTTTTGTACAGTCGGAACAGTATATGTTACATAATTAGCAGTTGTTGTAATATAATTTGTTTGATTTATTAATTTATATGCTATAAATAAAAACAAAATACCCAAAACAGGATGCGTATAAATAAACAACCAAACAATAATTAAAAAAATTAAAACAATTCCTAAATAAGAATTAATAATTTGTTCAATAATAAGGGGAGATTTAATTGGAAGTATAAAATATAATAAAAACAAAACAAATAATATGTGTTCAAAATATGTTTTAAATGGTAAAAAATACATTATATTAATATATATAATATATTTTATTATATAAAAAAAATAATAAAATTGATTTAAAAAAATCCTGTTATATTATAATATTAGATAACCATTTATTCAAACTTACCCTTATTTAATAGTATATAAATAGCCTTATATAAATAATCAAATAATAAGACAAATGTCCAAAAACTATAAGGGCGGAAATATTAAAAAATCAAAAACCCCTTTAAATAAATCGGAAGAACATAAAAATACTGAAGAATACAAATTGAAAATACAAAACAATTCATATTTGGGCAATAAAGGATATACTATAATTAAAGCATACCTTGACCCAATAGATTTACAGTTTTTATATAAAGATTTAGTATTGGTTCCATTTGTAGAAGGAGGGTGTAATACTACATCCCCTCCTGTTATGATACCGGTGTATAGAGAAAATGCTAAAAAAATATATATTCCTCGATTTTATGGTATAGACCGGTATGGTTATCCAGTAAAGAGTGAATTGGGTGAAAAAATAGAAAGAATAGACGTTACGTTTACGAAGCCTTTACGCGATTATCAAGAAACGGTTGTAAATATGTATATGGATCATATTCAAAATAAAAATATTCCACACAAATTTGGGGGTGGAGGCATATTATCTTTATACACAGGCGCTGGTAAAACGGTATGTGCCATTAAAATAATTAGTTTAATTGGATTAAAAACACTCATTATTGTACATAAAGAGTTTTTACTAAATCAATGGACTGAAAGAATTATGGAATTTATGCCAAATGCTAAAATAGGTCGTATTCAAGGTTCTAAAATGGATGTTGAAAATAAAGATATAGTAATTGCAATGATGCAAACTTTATATAATGAAGAAAAGACATTTTCAATGGATACATTCGGTTTATGTATAGTGGATGAAGTTCATCGAATTGCTAGTGTTCAATACCATAAGGCTTTGTTTCAATTTCAAACACTTTACTACTTGGGTATTTCAGCAACAGTAGAAAGAAAAGACACAATGGATAAATTATTGTATATGTTTTTGGGTAAAATAATATATTCAATGGAACGTAAAGGAGATGATGTGGTATCGGTTCGAGGAATTGAATATATTTCAAAAGACGATGAATATAATGATGTTATATTGGATTACAAAGGAGATATTTTATATAGTTCAATGGTTTCAAAGGTATGTCAATTTAAACCAAGAAGTGATTTTATAATTCGTGTATTAAAAGATTTAATACAAGAATCGCCATATTCACAAATATTAGTATTGGGTCATTTACGTGCAATATTAGAATATTTATATGAAAAACTATTACAAGAAAATATATCAACTGGTTTTTATGTCGGAAAAATGAAACAATTTGAATTAGATGAAACTGCTTTAACAAAACAAATCGTATTGTCTACATATATGATGAGTAGTGAGGCGTTAGATATTCCTACACTTTCAACATTAGTATTTATTTCTCCTAAAACCGATATAATACAATGTGTTGGCCGTATTTTAAGAAAAAAACACGAAAAAACTATTATAGTTGATATAATTGATCCCCATACTGTTTTCCAAAATCAATGGAATAAACGACGCATATATTATAAAAAATGCAATTATCAAATACAACATACAAATACTTTAAAATATCAAAATATGTTAGAAATGACAAATACAAATATTTGGAAAACATTATATAATGGGGTTTTGAAAACGGAAAATAATGAAACGAATGACAAATATAAATGTATAATTGATTGTTCTGAATTTAATACAGCCGTTTAATAGACCTGTTTAATAGACCTGTTTAATAGACCCTTTTATTACACCTGTTTAATAGACCCATTTAATAGATCCGTTTATTACACATGTTTAATAGATCCGTTTAATAGACCCATTTAATAGATCCGTTTAATTATAATATATTTTATTTCGTTTTATTGACCAACGAACGGATTTTTTTAATTTGCGAGGTGTTTTATATGTGCGTGACTTTTTACGACTTACTTTTAATTTATTATTTTTTTTATTTTTGCGTTTCTTTAATTTACCGCCTATATTTAATTTTAAAGTTGGATGGTGATTTGTAGAAATTGCATTTGATTCGTATGACCATGTATTACCACCTAAATTAGATAAACTGGATGATGGTAATATTCCATTTGCAATAGTTGTTGAGTATGGATTATTAAAAGAGTTACCGGTTCCAATCATTTGTAGAATATATATATTGTTTGTACAATATTTTACGCT